ATTCGTGGTATAACAAGTAATCCCAACGACCCCGGACACTTCGATGGTGCGCTCACGTTTTGGACTTCTCAAGGAGGAACCGTAGGTGCAAACCTCACTGAGAAGATGATATTGAATGCTGATGGTCGTCTAGGAATAGGCACTACGAGTCCAGCGGGATTGCTCCATGTCGACCATACGGCCTCTACTGGAAGCGCACTGAGAGTAACCCGCAATCTGACTTCCGGCGATATGGATTCGCCTTTGGCTTATCTTCATGATGATAGCCAATACAGCGATGAGATAACTCTCACTGTGATTAACGATGGGTCAGAGAGAGTCGCGCTATTCGCAGGTGGTGGTGGGATACAGGCAGACAGACTCACCCTAAACCCGGACGAACCCACTAGGGAGCAAGCCAACTCAGCATATAGCAAGTGGTGGTGCTCAGTCACGACTTCATCCAATGTCCAATACGCTGTCTCTGAGCCTAACACTGACATCTACAAGGAAGTCATCTCGACTGGGGAGGTCACCCTCGTCAAGAGTGGCATTGGGCCGGAGCAGGGCGAATTGGATGATGTGACTGTTGATTGCTACTACTACACAAACAACAAGCCCATCGCTTTCTTGCCAGCCGATAGGCACTTCAACATGGTTCCCCTCACAGCCGCTGGGAAGTATTTCGGCTTCGCCAGCACTAGATACTATAGCACGGGTGCTAAGATTCACGTCCATTCTCCCCACGGATACGCGGCGGTGAGGTATTACAATAGCAGCATTCAAGCCTTCGCGGATACGGGAGGGAACCTCATAGCGACTTTGGAACTCAATAAGGGACAGAGCGGGAGTTTCAGCCCGAATGCCACGGGAAACCCGCATTATCACTTCATAGAGGTCATCAGCGGGGCCGATGTCATCGTCAGTAGGCAAGGGACGAGTGGTGACCACGGGGTGCTTCTTCCGATGTCATCGAGCGTTTGCGTTTACGGCTCGGATGAACTTTATTCAAACATCTATGGAACCAGTGAGCAAGGCATGGTAAGCGCGACCGGAACCACGACACTCAAGTTAATCACGGGGCAATACCCCATATGGGCTACTGATGTCGCAGATGGCGCTGGTAGCGATGCGGAAGACCACATACCCACGACCATGTTGGCGGACAACTACATCGTTCCCGGCTCCATCTCGGGATATATGCTGATGGCTGGTATGTGTGGGCCATCTTCAACCACTGCTACTACGATATCGGCCAATTATTGGAATGGTAGCGCATGGGTGAAGTTCGACGTGCATGAACTCATAGGCACTTACAAATCACCCACTGGTCATAGTCAAGGGACTCTTTCGGGCGCTGGAGCCGACTTGGGGACGAATGCTGAGTTTTGGATGTTCACCGCGAACCATCCCTTCTTCTTGAGGACTAACGACACTAGCGAAGACGAGTGGACTGTGTTTACTGGATACAACACAGACTACCACGCATTACAGGTAGGGACGAGCGGTGTGGCCGGATTACCAGTAGACACCTTCGTCATCACCGCTGAGGAGTCTGATGACTACATATCCTCCAGTGCTGGTGCTGGTAATGCCAACGGGTTTTGGCCTTCATATGGTAATGGAGCGCACAACTCAAACAAGTCTCAGACAGGAACTGACTTCGGTATAGTCATACCAAGAGACTGCACGCTGACGAGAGTAGACCTCACATTCGGGAACATTGGTGGG